AGATAATGATGCGACCGCCGCAGGATTCTTATTAGCACCACGTAACAATCCTGAAAATGCCTCTGCTATGTTAAAACTAAATCGTGTTCCCATATCATTTTCCATATAGGATCTTGTTGCACCTTCAAATCTATTGTAAATAGAACTACCAACTCCTGAATAAAAATCGGCCGCTCCTCCAATTAGTCCTGATCTTCTATTTTCTAATGCCCTTTGCGAGTCTGCTAACACACCATCAAGATTATCTGCAAGTGTTTGACCAAAAAAACCAACATCAACTGATTGATGATCTGCACTATATTGTGTTTTTATAGAACCAGGAGGAAGATAAAGAATATATGATCTAATTCCTAAAAAATTTGGAGATTCTCTAAATGTTCCAATATCAGATCTACCTGATTTAATTTTATTAAGTCTATCGTTTCCTCGTGACTCTCTTTGAAATTCATATTCAGAAATTATCATAAAATTTTGAACATCATCTGCCCCTACATGATCTGGATATCTAAATGTTGAATTTCTACTTAATCCTAGAGTGCTAAGTGCTTCTTCTGGTGATGCCATTTAATTTGTTAACCTTTGTTCCTGTAAATGTCTTTGTTTAGTATAAAGTTTTGATTCTGTAAACGAACATTGCATTGTAACTGAAAATGGAGCACCACCTTTGAAAAATTGAGGGCCATTATCATTTTCATAATTGACATTAAAACTCGTCAATGCCGCTTCTCTTATATTAAATAAATGTTTACTACCATCAACACTATAATTTTTTGTATATGCATAAAACTTGATATCAAAAAAGTCAGGTATTTTTTGCACACCTGTATTAAAGTTCTTTGTACCTGGATTGATCGGTGTATTTGGAACATCCGAAAGAAAAACATCTTCAGGTAGCATTGATTTTTTGAATTGTGTGATAATATTTTGTAATGTTTCACTTTCTGGTTCGCTTTGGGGTATAATTCTAAACTCTAAACTATGTTGTCTAAAACCAATACCCTTGAATGTTGTTGTCATGTAAGGATTCATTGTTTTGCCACTTGAAGTCGTGACAATTGCTCTGGCGGCATCTGAACTAATTGTAGGTATGGCACTCAAAGCCATTTCTTTTGCGACCTGCTTAACCGCTTCACGATTCATTGATTTCATACCGTTATCAAGTGCTAATTTCATACCCTCAACAAAACCTTGTTGTGCAATTCCTGTGCCTGAACCCACCATTGCAGATCCTATTGCTCCTAATTCCACATCATTATATTCTACATTATACGGATCGGAAAGAACGACAGGAAGCGGTAAAACAATGATTCCTTTACGTATCAATCCTGCACTTTTTTTACGTTCTTTTATTGTGATAAGAGTATATTTCTGCCCTATAAATTCTTGATCTGTTTCCGCACCTGCTATATTTTTTGGTACACGATAAGTAAATTTTAATCCAGTAATGTTATCACCTGCGGCACCTAATATTTCTTCTGGTTCAGCCATATTTCTCCTGATATACATAATATTTAGCATGGCTTACAAAGGTTCATATAAAGTAAAAAATATACAAAAGTATCAAGGCGATCCTACCACAGTAACATATCGTTCTTTATGGGAACGAAAATTTATGACGTATTGTGATGAAAATACAAACATACTCAAATGGTCAAGTGAAGAAATTGTTATTCCATATAGATCTCCAAAAGACAATAGAAAGCATAGATATTATCCCGATTTTTGGATACAAATAAGAAATTCTAAAGGTATCAAAGAAGCAATTTTGATTGAAATTAAACCTAAAGCACAAACAGTTATTCCAAAAAAGAAAACAAGAATCACTAAGAAATATCTCAGAGAAGTTTTTATTTATGGTATTAATGAAGCAAAATGGAAGGCGGCAGATGAATATTGTAAAGATCGTGGATGGACTTTTCAAATATTAACAGAAGACCATCTGTTTAACAATAAATAATAATATGGCAGAACAAACTTTTCTTGACAAAGTTCGCAATATAATCCGTAAAAATGAGGGGCAACCAAGAACCAGAAATGCGGCACAATGGTTTCGCACAAAACTCAGAGGATTAAGAGGACAACTTAGAAATCAATTTAGTGGTATTGATCCAGATGAATTTTTGTCTCGTTCAAAAACAGGTACTACAAGAGTTGTCAAACCTGGTTCCATGTATGCATATTTCTATGATCCAAAATACAAAAAAGAATTGCCATATTATGACAAATTTCCTCTTATTCTTTGTATTGAGATGAAACCAAATGGTTTTCTGGGAGCAAACTTTCATTATCTACCCCCTCAGTTAAGAGCAGTTTTAATGGATAAGATTGAAAGAAGCAAAGGTATGGATTACAGAACCCTTTCAAGAATAAAAGAAATCAAACCAACAATAAAAAGATATTTGTATAAACACGTAACATCAAAAATTGCAATCATTGGAGATGACGAAAAAGAATTAGCATTGTTTCTTCCTACTGAAAGATTTAAGAAACAACAAAAGCAAATTGTTTATGGTGATAGTAAAGAAATGATACAAACAGGAAGAATCAGGAGATAAAATGTCAAGTATAGACACGTTCAAAAGTAAATTTAAAGACGGTCCACTAATACCAAACAGATATGAAGTTGTTTTTGAGGATGCACCAGTTTCGGTTCAAGATGCAATTAATAGTAAAGATATATCGTTCATGTGTTCAAGTTTAGAATTGCCTAGCAGAAATCTAGCATCAGCAGAGCAAAAAATGTATGGTCCACTTCGTAAAATACCATATACATCAACTTTTGTTGATACAACTATGACATTTTTATTATCTCAAAAAGCAATGATTGAAAAAAGATTTTTTGACTCTTGGCAAGAAACAATAAACGATATTAATACATTTGATTCATCTTATTACGATGATTCAGTATGTAATGTGCAAGTGAATATTTTATCGGAATATGATAATTCGCAACTTTATTCAATTAAACTTTTAGAAGTTTGGCCGATGAATGTAGGTGCTTTAACTTTTTCATACGATACAAAGGATACACCTGCAACTCTGACCGTAACTTTTGCATATAGAAAATGGATTAAAAACGAAAAAGGTCCTAGAACTGGATCGTTGACTGCGGTAAGTGGTACAGGAAGTGTATCAGGATCCCCATCAGTTTTACATACAATTAATGATAATATAGCAAGATAATATTATGTTGTGACACAGGCAAACTAAGGAGTAAATTATGGCATTACCAGTTTTGAATGCTCCAACTTATGAAATGACTCTCGTATCAAATGGACAAACAATAAAGTTTCGTCCATTTTTGGTAAAAGAAGAAAAGATTTTGTTGATGGCATTAGAAAGCAATGACGATAAAGAAATGACAACTGCAATGAAGCAGATCATTTCAAATTGCGTAATTGATGATATTGATATTGATGATTTACCGATATTTGATATACAATATATTTTTCTTCAATTGAGATCAAAATCTGTTGGAGAAGTAGTAACACTAACTTTTAAACATCCTAACAATCTTAATAAAGATGAACAGGAATGTAAACATATTCAGCAAGTAGAAATAAATTTAGCACATATAAAACCAACTTCAACTGGTGAACATAGCAATAAAATAGATTTGACTCCTGAAATAGGGGTTACTATGAAATATCCAAAACTTGATTTTTATAGCAAATTGATGGAAATGGAAACGAATCAAGATGCAACTATTCAATCAGTATTTGATATCATGACATCTTCTATTGATATGATATATCAAGGTGATAATGTTTTTTATAGAACAGATCATAGTGAAGAAGAAATGAATGATTTTTTGAATAGTCTGACTGCATCTCAGTTTGATAAAATTAGAAACTTTTTTCAAACCATGCCTTATTTAAGACACGAATTTGATTATACTTGTGATGGTTGTGGTTCTACTGAACACGTAATGTTAAATGGGATTGAAGATTTTTTCGCATAAGCCTGTGTCACGAATCTTTACAAAACCATTACATGACGAACTTTAATTTGATGCAACATCATAAATATAGTTTAAGTGAACTTGATAATATGCTACCTTTTGAGAGAGAAATTTATGTAAACTTATTGATAACGCACATAAAAGAAGAAAACGATAGACTTAAACAACAACAAAGATAAACATGGCAAGAAAAACACTAGGAAAAATGGAGTTTGAAACCTTAATTAGTGATTTAAGAGAACAAAATCAAACTACCTCAGATTATCAAGAAGAAAGCACATTTCTTTTTACACACATCAAGAATGATTTATCAATCATGAACATGTCTTTATCAAGACAAAACACTCTTCTTGAAAGATATTTGTCCACAAATCTTGAACAACATGATTTAACTGCTGAAAAATTTGAAAAAACTCCATCTCTTGATCAAATAGTATCATTCAATGATAGATCTCAAGACCAATTAGATGAAAATAAAAAATCATCAAAGATGGATGATATGTCTATCATGGACAAGGCTTTTTCAAAACAAGATACTTTCCATAATCTTATAGAAAAATATTTAACTACAAATCTTAAACGACAAGATTTAATAGCAGAAAAAATTGAAGACACCTCCTCTGTTGTCATGCAAAATTATCTTGAACAAATGTCACTACTTAATGATAAATCTCAAAACCAATTAGATGAAGATAAAAAATCATCAAAATTATTAGGAGCATTGCTCTCGTTATTTGTTCGTAAAGAAAAAGACGAAAAGCGAAAAGCGGCCGAAGGGTTACTTGAAAAAGTCGCAAAAAAAGATTCAAAAGGTAGTATATCATTTAGACCTGATAAACTGTTACCTAAAAAAGGGTTTCTTGGTGATTTGTCAAAAGGTCTTTCATCGTTTCTTTCAACTGCATTGCTTGGTGTTGCTGGTAAAGGTTTTCTTAGTAGTGTATTGAGAGGTGTCACATTAGGATCAGGATTTGGAATGAAATTTGCAAGATTATTTGGTGCCGCATTACTTCTTCCTAATCTTTGGGATTCTGTTAAAGAAGGTATTAAAGCGTATAAAGATACAGGAGATTTAAGTGATGCTATAGCAAAATCTGCACGAGATTATTTTGGAAAAAAATCTGTTTTAGAAGCAATGGGTGTTGGAGCATTAACAGGGTTTGCGATATTAGGACCTAGAGGTGCTATTGCGGGTGCGATATTAGGTGGAGCAGTATCGGCACTTGCAAAAGCGTTTGGTGAAGATAAAACCGAAGATTTAACATCAAGCATTTTAGATTTTATTACATCTGCGCCTGGAGCCACAGCATTAACTGCCGCCTATGTTGGAAGTAAACTATCTAAAAAACAGGGTAAACTTGGTAAAATAGGTAAAATGGGTATGCGTGGGGCTATAGCATATATGTTAATTACACCTGCACTTTCAGCAATAAGTGAGGCATTAAATAAAAAAGATAAAGATAAGCAAATGGAATCCACAGTTTCAGATTATCTTTTTGGTACAGGTAAAAAAGGTTATTCTGCGATGGATGCCGCTACAAGTGGAGCAATGGCAGGGTTTATGATGTTCGGAGTCAAAGGTGCAATTGCAGGCTTTTTACTTGGTGGTGTATATGGTGCATTAGATGAAGCAATGCATAATGCACAAAACAAAAGTTTGATGACTGTAATGAAAGATTCATTTGAAAACACAATGAATTTAATGGCATTAAATATAAAGGCCGTTTCAGGTGACGATGAGGCGCAAGCAACATTAGATAAAAGAGAAGCATTAATTAAATTGCAAGAAGCAAGAAGAAGTCTTCTTGATTATCTTATGGGTTCAACTGCCACTGATTCAAAAGACTTTGAGAAATTCAGGGAGAAAAAGAATTTAGGTTTTAGTTTAATGAAATCTACTGATCAAAATGAAGAATCAAAAAGTAAAGCACAATTGATGTATCTACATGAAGCAACTCAAGGCACAGGAATCACATCAGTAAATGATAAAGGTGATATTGAATTAAATGTTGATAAATTTATGGGTACAGACGATCAAATGACAAAACTGATTACTGCTATTAGAACAGGTGTTGCAAAAAAATCGGGCACAGAAATACACATTCCAAAAAGATCTGCTGGATTAGATCCACTCACTAAAAAAGTTAATATCATCCCTACCGGAAGAGGATTGAGTGGTCAGATAGATAAACTCATGGAAGCCCATAAAGCAACAGTAAATGCAAGAGGTTCACAAGTTTATACTAAGCCTACACTTGCTCTTGTAGCAGAAAAACCAGGTACCGCAGAATATATTATGAGTGATAGAAATCTTGCAAGATTAGCAGATACTATTGCAACTCAAAGAGAAAATCAAACAATGTCTTCTATGATTCCTATTATGATGGGACAAGGTGGTGGAGGAACATCTATGCCAGTTATCAATAACTCATACTCATATCAAAACACGGAAAATACCGTGAGAGAAATGCCTACCACCAGTTCTCTAAACATGATGACGGCACTGGCATAGATGTTTTTATAGATTACTCGTTGGCTAGTTTAGCAAAGTATGACATCTCTTCGTCTTCTTCACCAGTAGTTTCACCAGTATAATCCTCAGCCGTAGTTGGCTTCTGAGTTGGTGCAGTAGATGGCTCAGCAGTTTTATACATTTGAGACACCTTTGGAGAATCAAGACCAAGAACGGTATTCATACGTTCTTGGAGTTCCTCAAACGGTTTGAAATTTGATGCATCTGTAAACTCATTCAACTTATATTGAGTCTTCCAAATTCTTTCGAGTTCGGCCTCGTCCTCTACAAGTTGTGAAGGCTTCTCAAACTCACTCTTATCATAATTTTGAAATCCTTCAACTTTACGTATCTTCAACTTGAAGTTTGCACCCTCCCAGAAATCGAATGGATTTACTGGAGTTTCATCTTCAAACTCTGGATTCATCAGATCGTTAATCTTATCAAAGATTTTCTTACCATATTTGTAGAGAAAAACTTTACCTTCATTTTGAGGATTTTTCGGATCACTCACAACATAGATGTTAGAGAAGTATGTCAATCTTCTCTTTTGCTTACGAGCAATTTCTTTGTTGGCCTCAATACCAGAATTCCAAAGAGTTCGATTGTAATCTGAAACAGGATCTTTCTTACCAAGAGTAGTCAAAGAGTTTTCAATATACCATTGTCCTGTTGGACCTTGAAAACCATGATTGAATACTCTCGCCCAAGGAACATCTTCACCGTCACATGGAGGAAGGAAACGAATGACGGCATAACCATTGCCAGATTTATCTACTTCTGCTTTCCAGATACGATCATCTGTGTAATTTTTTGTTTCTGTTTCGGGATTGTTTACTTTGCTGATTTCTTCATTTAACTTTTGCATGAAATCATTGCGGGACTTTTTTAGTTTTGCAAACGACATATTACTCCTTATTTCGTTATATTAAAATATTAAGTTAATAGACAATAGTATAACACGATTGTTATAAAATGTCAAGTTTCTTCCGAAGTATATCACGGAATTTCGTCTTATCCACCTCCAAGAATGGAGAATACTTTTGCACTTTTTTGAGATAATCGGGCCAGATTATTTTTTCTGAAATCCTTTTATTCCATTTCGGCACAAAATTAACAACATCATTAAGTATGATAAAAGTCTCAATCATAATATATTTAGCAATGCCCATTTTCAGTAAAATGGGATGCTGACCATTTTCAACTTTAAACAAATCATCAAAATGATGTTCATTCAAAAGTTTATCAATGTCATTATTGAACATATATGACAAACTTTGAATTCTTTTTCGCCAATCTTTATATAAAAGTTCGGCCTGTTCTGTTAATGCATCTTCAATGTAGAAAGTTTCACTATCTACAAAATTTGCCACAAAAAACTTTGTGATTTCATCATCACTATAATTTCT